CTGCGCCTGTCGCTGCGCGAAGCGGCGCGCGTGCTCCTCGTCTTGCGCCGTGCGCGCGGCGCGCTGCACTTCGCGTTGACGCAGCTCGGCCAGCCTGCGCTCCTGCTCCAGCCGGCGCCGCTCGGCGGCCTGCTCGCGCCGCTGCCGATCGTCGGCATCGGCCTGCGCGCGCTGCTGGCGCGCCTCGTACCGGGCGCGCGCCTCGGCCTCGCGCGCCGCCACCTGCTGCGCGTCCGGCGCCTCGGCCTCGGCGGCCTGGCGCGCGGCGCTGCGCGCTTGCGCCTGCAGCCGGCGCTCGGCGCGGCCCGCTTCGAGCAAGAGGCGGCGCGTTTCGTCCTGCACTTCCAGATAGGCCAGACGCGCACGCTCGCGGCAGGCGTTGGCGAAGAATCGCTGGCGGCAGGCCAGCTCCTGCGTCCGCCAAGTGGCCTCGGCGGCGGCCTGCGCGGCGTTCGCCTGCGCGCGCGCGCGTTCGACGTCCTCGGCCGTGACGATGCCGCCGGCCGGCGCCGCGATCGCGGTGGCAGCCACCAGCGCCATCGCCATGGCCGCGGTCCAGCCGAAGACAGCCGAGAGCAGATCGCTCAACGTTGCGGACATCGCAGACCCAGGGCTTCTTGCCACGGTGCGAATTGTGCCGAAGCCGTCGACCGCCAGCGCGCGCTCATCGCCGGCGCAGCCGGCCACCAGCCAGGGGACGCGAACGGCGCCAGGACACATCGGGTCCGCCCGCTCGCCGAGGTTGCCGCCGCACGTTGGTGGTCGGGCAGCGGGACTGACGGGGACGGGCGGTTTGCCGGCCCCGGCCGAGTCGGTTGGCCGGGGCGGCACAAGGGGTTGGTTGCGGGGGGACGCTTCAGCAGTCGGAAGCGCTGGCGGTTGAGGTAGACCTCGGGACCTACTCCCAGCAATCCCAATCGCCGGCGGCGTCGAGGGCGGCGGTCTCCGGGTCGACGCCGGTGGCGATCAGGCGATCGAAGGAGCGCAGCACCTCGGACTCGAGGCCGTAGCGGCGGCCGTAGCGGGCGGCGCAGTCGCGCCAGGTCTCGTCAGGGTAGCGCGTGATGTCCGGCATGGCGCGGGTTCCTCCGTTTCGTGCCGGCCGCGGCGGCTTGCGAGGCGGGCGCCGGCGAGGCGATCGGCCGCGGCGGCTTGTGCTGGTAGCCAGGCGCCGGCCGCGCGGCGCCTGAGGCCGCTGCACGCGTCTGGGCAACTGTTGCCCGGCGGGTGCGGCTCGATCACTGCGGCTCGGGTGCGGCGGGGCGGGGCCAGGCGTCGCGCAGCAGTCTCACCTCGCCGGCGTGCTGCTCAGCCGCTGCCGCAAACTCTCCCGCCAGTCCGTCAGCCTCTGCCAGTAGCTGCCCGAGGGTGGCGGCTCGGCGACGGCAGGCATCGACGGAATCTCTGGCGGCGTCACCGCCGGCGGCGAAGGCGGCAAGTTGGTGGCGCAGCCGCTGGCCATCAGCGGCAGCAGCAGCCACCCGGCGAGCCTGTGCTTGTAGTTCGACTTCATGTTGCCTCCGCGCGTCCTCGTGTTGGCGTGTCCATTGTGCTTCCTGCCGCCGGTACGCGCGCTCGGCGTCGGCCGCGGCCAGCGCCGCGACCTCGCGGTGGTGGGCGAACTCGAACTTCACGGCCGCGGTTTCTGCGCGCGCGGCGTTGCGCTCCAGCACCACGCGCACCGTGTTGGCGGCGAGCGCGACGATGGCGACGGCGGCGGCGATCAACGCGGCGCGGTCGAGCAGGCGGGGGACGATCATCACCCGGCCCGGCGCAGGCTGACCAGCGGCCGGCCTTCGTTGTTGATCGGGCGGCGGAGCGTCAGGGGGTCGAGCACGATGCCACGCACCATCCAGCCGGCGAGCAGCTCGACGCGGCCGGCGCGGATCTGCCAGAGCGTGTAGCCGGCGGCAGTGTAGAGGGTCAGCGGGCCGCGCTCGATCCAGCCGCGCGACAGGTGGCTGACGTCGGTCAGTCCACGAAACAGCGCCGGGCGGAATCGGTAGGCAAGGCCTGCGAGGGCGTTGCGCCAGGCGAGCCAGTAGACGTCGCCGGCGATGCGGCCGAAGCGCGCGTAGACGGCGCGCACGGTGGGCTCGTAGGCGCCGAAGTGCGGCGGACGGTCTGGATGGCCGGCGCGCAGGATGTAGTCGTCATCGGGGGTGAGCAGCCAGGCGGGCCAGCGTTGGCCGGCGATCGCGCCGGCGAGAACGGCGGCGAACACCAGCGCACCGGGAAGCAGCAGCAGCCAGGCGGCGCCGCCGATGAGCGCGGCCAGCGGCAGCATGAGCAGGGCCGTGAGCGGCCTGCACAGCGCCAGGGCGAGTCCGATGAGGATGCCGCGCATGTCAGTGGCTCCGGGGCGCGGGGTGGCGCGGTTGAAAGGTGGATCCCCGCTTGCGCGGGGATGACACCGTGCGGGTGGATGGCGGCGTGCAGACGGAAGACAGCGTGCAAGCGGCCGCGGGCGCGCTGGGCCTGGATCCACGCTTGCGCGGGGATGGATCGCGCTCGGTGCGTGGGGCGGACACTGCGGGATGCGTCATGGTCAGGCCCTCCAGGCCTCGATGATGTCGATGAGGATCGAGCCGCCGGCGGCGATCTCGGCCTCCAATTCCTGTAGCAATGGGTCGAACGCCGCGCGGGATCGCGCGAGGCGGCCGTCGACGACGGCCTCGCCCACGAGAATGCAGCCGGAGGTGTCCTCTTCGGTGTTACCGGGGTGAATGCGAATGCCGGTGAACCCGGGCACGCCGAGCAGGATCGGCAGGCGGCGGCCGAAGCGAGGCGACATCGTCACCTGCACGGGGTAGGTGCCGGCCGGGATGGCGGTGGCGCCCGGGAGCTTGACGCCGGCGGGGCGCACGGTGTCCTCCAGCGTGTAGCAGCGGAACACGCCGTCGATGGCGAGCTCGCCCAGCGTGCGGCGCGCCAGGCGCTCGGTGCGGTTCAGGGTGAGCTTCATTTGCCGGGCCCGAGCTTGTCGTTGTCGAGGCTGAGCACGTCGGCGATGCGCGCGGCGGCGCGCTCGCGCAGGATGCGCTGGAGTTGCACCAGCACGCCGACGCAGGCCCACGACATGGCGCCGACGAGAAACGCCACCGGCAGCGCGAGCTCGAGGTAGGTGTAGAGGTCGGCGCCCTGGGCCGGGAAATAGTCGAGGTAGCTGTCCACGAGCCGGATGGCGCTGGGGGCGAACAGCAGCGAACTGGCGGCGGCCAGGGCCCGCAGCAGTTGCTCGCCGCGTGTCTTGGGCGGATCGACAGCGGCGATCATCAGCGCGCCGAGCGCGCCGGCGCCGAGGATGGCGCCGAACTTGTAGCTCAGGATGCTCAGGCCTGCGCCGGTGGTGTGTGGTTCGGGCACTTGGTGGTCTCCATGCATGGGAGTGCAGAGGGCCGCTTGTCGCGGCCCTCTGGGTGGTGGAAAAGCGGGCGCCGGCGCGCGGTGGCGCTGGCGTGTGAAGGTGTGCTTGGGGCCGGCGCGCACGGCACGCGCGCCGACGGGCGGGAAGGCCGGCGGGGCTAGGTCAGCCAGGTCATGGCGCCGCCCTGCTGAATCCAGGCGGCGCCGTCGTAAAGGTAGCGCGTTGAGGCGCGCTGGTTGCCGGTGCCGGCGCCGTCGGCGGCCTTGACGAACGCGGCATTCCATGTCAACACGCGGCCGCCGGTGGCATCTTGCCGGAACGCGAATTCGAGCACCTGGCCTGGTTCGGGGTTGGTGGGCGCCGGCACCGTGGCGTTGCCGGTGAGCGTACCCACGAGGATGCGCTCGCCGAAGTGCGCGTCGATCGTGCCGAGCGTGGCGGCGTAGGCAAGCGCCTGGTAAAACTCGCCGGCGTTTTGCGGGATGACGTCGGTGCCGTTCGCGTAGACGTTGACGCTCTTGCGACGTGGGGCGATGACGCCGAGGCCTGCGGCCGTGCGCACGGTGAGCGCGAAGGCGCCGGTGGTCAGGTTGCGCACGGCCTTCAGCGGCCAGGTGTTCGGCACGATGACCGCGATGTTGGCGGTGAGCGCGCCGGTGAACTCGAGCACGTCGGCGCGGGCCTGGACCTCGGTCAGCGTGACGTTGGCGCCGCCGGCCACGGACATCGACAGCAGCGGCGCGAACTGCGGCGCGCCCCAGGTGCGCAGATCGGTCCAGCTCGTGACGGTGCTGGCACCGGTCACCACCGTGTACAGCGGCACGCGGCCGGCGGTGAATCCGGTGGTGTTGGCGGTCACGCCGCCGGTCAACGGATCGAACTCGACGCGGTTGGTGGCGCTGGCGGTGAGCGAGATGGCGCTGGTTGTTCTGGCGGTGACGGTGCCGCCGACCAGGTACTTGCCGCCGTGGAAGCCCCATTGCAGCCCGGTGGAGGTGAGCGCGCGGCGGCCGAGGAACTGCGCCGGCGAGGCGGCATCGAGGAAGGCGTTGGCGGTGACCTCCTTTTGCGCCTGGGCGGTGGCGATGAAATCCGGTAGGCCGTTGAGGCCGGAGCTGTCTGCCATGGGATGGGCTCAGAAGGTGATGGCGAGGTTGTCGAAACGCAAGGTGCCGCTCAACGCATACAAGCCGAACTGCCCGGCCGCCGGGAATGTAGCGTCAGTGGCGTCGATGCGCAGCACGCCGTCGAGCCAGATCTGATGCGAGCTGCCGGCGGCGACGACGCGCAGGCGGAATGTGCCGAGAGTCGGGGGCCCGATAAACAGTGTCGCGATGAGCGTTTCGACGCCGCCGGCGGCCAGGTTGGTACCGCGCATTAGTTGGATCACCAGGTCGGGGCCAGAGGCTGTGACGTAAGCGGCATAGGCGTACGCGCCGTTTGAACCGCCCCAGCCAGTCGTGCGGTAGACGATCCCGGCGCGGCTGAATGATCCCTCCACGATCACATCGAGCGACAAATCGAACGCGGCGATCGTGCGCGCGTTATCGAGGCGGCTATAGGCCGTGCCGCCGTTGGGGTTCAGCACGTACCGGCCGCTGGTGGCGCTGTGCGATGGGCCCGAGTTGCCGAAGAGAGTCTGCCCGGTGGTCAGGTTGTCGTTCCAATCGCGCAGAAATGGCGCGAACGGGGCCCTCGCCAGTTGCAGCAGCGAGGTCCCGCGGCCGACGCGCTCGCTCATCTGGTGGATGCGAGTGTTCACGGCGCCAGGCGCGTTACCGAAGTCCGCCACCTGCTGCGCGGCGGTGTAGGTGACGGTACGGGCGCCGGTCACAGCCAACGTGCGCAACACGGTGACGCCCGTGGCGTCGAGGATATCGACCTCATAGCGTTCGACCGGCTCGTCGAGTGGTACGTCGACGAGATCGCGCCATTCCTGGCCGATGCGGGAGCGGCGGGTCCAGTGGATCCGCATGTCCTCGTTGGCCAGGCGCTCGCCCACGGCGTGCACCGGCGACAGCGGCCGGAGGGCGGCGCCGGTGTGGGTCAGCGCCTGGTCGAGGTCGGTGTTCACCGGCGCGCCGAGGGTGCTGATGCGATAGGTAGGCGTAGTGCCTACCTCGTCGAGGCCGGCTGGAATGCGGGCCACGGTGGCGTCAGTCAGCAGCGCGAAGCGCTCGCCGGCCGCGTGCGTGGCGAGGCCTGCGTCGGTGCCCTTGCGCGCGCGCAGGAAGCCACTCAGGCGGTAGCTGGTGGCGGTCAGCGGCAGCACATCGCGGAACAGCAGCAGCTCGGCGCCGAGCATGGCGGCGTTGGCGCCGGCGAGCACGGCCTCGTGCGTGGCCGAGGCGAGCGCGCCGGCCACGAGGTCGACGTCGACGGTGCTGGATTCGTCCCAGATGTTGGCGCCGGCAAAGTTCGGTAGCACGGTCAGCGCGCGGCCGATGACCGCGGGGCGGAACACGGCGTCGAGGGGCACGAACGGCCCGCCGCCACTCACCTGGCGACTGATCTGCGCGCCGGGCCAACGGGCGGCGCCGTAGCCACAGGCGACGACGTATAGGCCGGCATCGTCGTCGCCATCGCGCAGCATGGGGATGTCGAGCAGCTCGGCGCGGGTGGCGGCCAGCGCCGTGATGGCGGCGGCGCCGGGCACCGGTGCGGCGGCGGCGTTGGGGTTGTAGACGGCGGCGGCGAAATCCACGCCTTCCCACTCGATCAGCGGGCCGCTGCGGCGATCGCGCAGCAGGCGCACGGTGTAGCTGGCGGCCGGCAACTCCAGGCGCACGATGTCGCCAGGCTCGAGCAGGGACCACTTGCGGGTGGTGGCGAAGTGGCGCGCGTTGCGCGAGGCCCACTGCTCGACCAGCAGCAGTTCGGCGGCGTTGGCGGCGAACTGGTCGGGCAGGGCGATGGAGGCGTCAATGTCGACCGTCTGGCGACTGCCGGTGCTGCGCCGGCGCGCGCTCTGCGCGCCGGGCTGGTAGTCGGCGTCGGTGGAGCGGTAGCGCACGGTCAGGCGAGACGGCAGGTCGGTCTCCTGCGCGCGGCGCGTCTCCAGGAGGTCGCGCGCGGTGCCGTCGCTGGCAGCGCCGAGATCGTCGGCCGGGATGGTGGCCACGACCGAGCCGGCGCGCGGCGTGAAGCGCAGTTGCGTGCCGGACTCGACGCCCTGGAAAGCGAACAGGCTGGTCAGCGGCTCGATGGCCGCTCGGGCCGTGGAGATCGAGGCGACGGCGTAGCCGTGGCACGGGGCGGTGAGGCTCGCGGTGTCGATCTGTGCCGGCTGCAGTCCGGCGCGGCGGGCGAAGGTCTCGACCACGGCGCCGACCGTGGGAGTCACGGTGGCGCCGTCCGGCAGGCGGGTGTAAGCGAACATGCGCGAGTCGGTCAGGCCCAGGCTGGCGACGACGATGCAGATGCCGCGGTCTGCCCAGAGGGCCGCGAAGGCGTTGTTGATGTTGGTCGTCTTCTTGGGCAGCGTGGGTTGATCGAACGCGATGATGCGGCGCAGGACCTTGGCGGCGTCGATCTGCCAGACGTAGATGTGACCTATCGGGGCGTACGTCCATAAGTGGCGCAAGTCGGCTTCCAGGACACCCGCTTGCATTTGCCCGTTTCGCTGCGCGACCGGCGAAAAGCCGAAGGTCCCTGTAGTCGGGGCGGTCGCCGGGTCGACGGTGCCTTGGTCGATCAGCGTGGCGCGCCGGCCGTTCCACTGCGCGAGATACCACGCGGTGGGCGGCGAGCCTGTCAGAACGAGGAAGTGCACTTCGTCGACGCAGGCCACGACGTCGGCGAATACCTCTGCCTGGTTGGGCACGACCTCGCGCACGTCGATCGTCAGCCCTCCTGGGCCGCGCTGCATGTACAGCGACGTGACGGAGAGCTCGACGCCGACGTTTGGGCCGCAATACATCTGCCAGCCGCCATAGCGCCAGACGCCTCTCGGCGGAATGGTCTGGAAGACCGGCAGGCCTTCCAGCCTTGCGGCGCGCCGTTCTGTCGCGAGGAGCGCGCCGTCGAGCCCGTAGACGTTGACGTCCTGCGAGCCGGTGCGCGCCACGCGGATCACGCCGGCGACACTGGCCACGCAAGGTAGCGGGTCGGATAGGCTTTGCATCCAGTTGCGGAAGACTGGCTGGATTGAGACATCGAAGAGCTGCCGCCCGCTATCCGGGGCGCCGAGTTCGCAGACCTCGAACGAGAAGTTCGGGATCCGGTTGCCGTAGTCGCCGACCTGGAACCCCTGCCAGACGATGTAGCACACGCCACGGTAGGCAGGCACGTTGCCGACGCCGAGTGCGGCCTCCATGGTCGGGTCGGGCAACTGCGTCTCGGTGCCGAGGTAGAAGCGGAAGTTGCGCGCGGTCTCGCCGCTGGACATCAGCGCGGTGAGGTTGGCGCCGGCGGACATGTCGTAGATCAGCCGCGAATCGGCCCAGATGCGACGCACCGAGGCCATGGGGCCCTCGCAGATGGCGATCGCACAGTCGACGTCATAGGTGTAGGCGGTGTGCGTCTGCGCCGGGCCGCCCTTGCCGCCGACCTCGGTCTCGGTGGCGGTCTCGCGCAGATCGCTGGCCCAGATCAGGTTGCCGGTGGCGCGGAAGGTACCTTTGATGATGGGCACGGCGCCGACGTAGCTGGAGGCCTGCACCTGCAGATCGGACAGGCGCGGGCCGGCGGTGGGATCGAGCGGGAACAGGTAGTTTCCGGCCGTAGCGCCGATGGCGCCGCCGACCGCGGCGCCGACCGGGCCGAAGAAGGAGCCGGCTATTGTGCCGACGATCTGCAGCGCGGCGCGGCCGCCGAGGTCACTCATCGACCAACCCTGGCAGGCAGAAGGCGGCGATCATGCGGTCGCGCCACACGGCATCGAGCGCGTGCTCGACGACCGCGCGCGCCGGCGCCGAGGCATGCACCAGCGACAGGCCGCCGTGCAGGTAGTCGGCGACGATGCCCATGTGCGCCGGGTAGGCCTCGAAGCGGAACAGCGCCACGTCGCCCGGGCGCAGGCGCGCGCGGTCGATGCGGTGCATGTGGTGGCAGGCCATGGCGAGCAGGGTGACGCCGTCGGCGGTGCGCTGGTAGACGGGCAGCGTGAGGTCGGTCAGTTGCAGCTCGCGCGCCACGCCGAGCACCAGGCCGACGCAATCGCAGGCGACACCGCGGCGCGCCGCCTGGTGCTGCCAGCGGGTGCCGATCCAGCCGCGCGCGGCGCGCACGACGTCGGCGCGAGCGACGTTCACAGATCGCCCCGCTTGAGCATGGCGTCGATCCCGTGCACGTGCGGAAAGCCGCGGTAGTTGACGACGTTGGCGAACTTGGCCGTGCAGTGGGCCAGCGTCTTGTTGCAGCCGGCGACTGCCGTGAAGGCGTCACCCACGAGCACGGGCTCGGGCATCGCCATCAGCAGCTCGATCATGCCGCCGGCCAGGTGGCGGCGCACCTCCATCGCGCGGCCGGAGTTGGCGCCGCTGGTCCAGGTGAGCAGGCCGAAATCGAAGTAGGCGGCGGCCTGCACGAGCGCGGCGGCGGTGAAGTTGGCGGCATCCGTGACGGCGGTGACGCTGCCCGCGTGGGTGAAGCCGCCAAGGTTTGCGGCGCAGCGCGTGTCGCCGAGATCGGCGTCGCAGCTCGGCAGGTAGGCGCGCGTGATGGTGCGCTGGAGCGCGTTCATCAGGCCGCGGATCTCGGCGCGGAAGGTGCCGCCGCGCCGCTCTACCTGGCCCAGCTCGCCCACCCGCAGCACCAGCTCGCCCTGCGCCAGATCGGCGAGGTTGACCTGCGACACGCGCACGGCGGCGCCGTCCCAGCGGCCGGATTCGAGGTCGGCTTCGGTCACGTCTGCGCCGGAGAGCAGACCCACGAGCTCGAGGTTGTCGACGGCGAGATCAGCGGAGGATTCGACGGCCGAGGCGGTGGCGCCGGTGCGGGCGCGATGGACGACGCCGCCGAACTCGACGTCGATGTCGGAGTCCGCGAAACCGAGCACCACGCCGTCACGGCGCTCGACGCGCAGGAGCGTGGCCAGGCGGGTGACTGGCTGCGCCAGGTGCGCGGTCAGTCCGGTGGAGGCGGTCTTCACGGCTCGATGCGGATTTCGACGAGGTTGGTCTGCCAGCTATAGAGCGCGCCGGCTTCGTTTCGGCCGACGATCGACAGGCTGGCGTCGTCGGACTCGAAGCGCACCGGGACATCGAACTCGCCGGCCCAGGCGAGCGATTCGGAGGGCTGCGGAAACAGGCGCGCGACGCCGCCGCTGGCGGTCAGGCCGGTGGTGGCGGTGGCTAGCGTGACGACGTTGGTGCTGACGGCGGTAACGGCGTGCGAGAGATTGTTGAGCGCAGCCGCGGCAGTGCCGGTGATGCCGTCGAGCCAGACGCGCGAGCCGACGATGACGTTGGGCGCAAACGCGGATGAGAGGGTGACCTGGTGCGCGGCGCCGACCGTGTGCGATGAGATGGTGCGCGTCTGGTCGGCCACGAAGGTGACGGCGCCGAGGGTCGCATCGAGAGCGATCTGGCCGGCGCCGGCGCCGAACGTGACAGTCAGGCCGGCGCGCTGCACCGTGACGGTGCCGGCGACGGGCTTGCGGATGTCGCGATCCTCGGCGAAGGAGCCTGAGCCGTAGCGCTTGAAGAGCCGGTAGACCGGCACGCCGTGGCCGAAGCCCATCAGGCCGACCGCGAGGCTGCCGAGGCGGCCCTGCAGCAGGCCGGCGGCCGCCGCGCAGCGATAGTCGGACCAGTCGCGGAAGCGGAAGCCGATGGCGGCGCCGTGCGCCATGCGGAAGAACGCGAGCAGGGTCTCTTTCTCGGCCTCGGTGCGAGGTTCGTGCGCGAGGTCGTAGCGCGCGCGGGCCTGCTGCCAGTTGATGTTGCGCGACTCGAAGCCGGCGCGGGTGCTGGCGATATCGGTGCTGTACCCGGGACCGCCGGCGGCGCCGACGCTGATGCGCTCGGGGAAGCGCGGCGTCTCCATGAACGACATGCGGCGGCCTCAGTTATTGCGCGCGTCGGCCAGCGTGAGCTGGCGCGAAACGGCGGCGCCGATCTGGGCGGCGGTCTGGCGGGTGACGTTGGCGCCGGCCGGTAGGTTGACGTTGACGACGTGGTTGCGCATGCCACGCCGGTTCTGCGCCGCCGGCACGATGCGCTCGCCCTGGTGCACGAGCGCCAGGCCGGTGCGCGGCACGAAGTCGGTGCCGGTGGCGAAGCGGCCGACTAGGGCCGAACCCAGCGACGACAGCAGTGCGCTGAAGCTGAAGCCGCCGCCGCCGGCCTTGCCGGCCTTGAAGGACTCGGCAATCGACTTCTGCAGCGGTTCGAGGATCAGCAACTGCGTGATGAGCTTGCCGACGTCGGCGATCAGCGCGTCGAAGAAGTCGCGCGCGCTGGCGCCCTGCTGGTCGAACAGGTTGCCGAGGCTGCTGGTGAGCACCAGGGCGAAGCGATCGCTGGCGTCGCGGGCGTCTTCGATGGCGTCTTTGACGCCGTTGATGCCGCGGATGGTGGCCTCGAACTCTTCTTCGGTGAAGGCCTCGCCGGCGAGCAGGCGCGCCTCGAGGCGGGCGTTGAGCAGATCCTTGCGCACGGCGGCGGCGCGGCCGCTGAAGTCGTCGAGCTGGGCATCCAGCGCCGCGGCGGCGGCCTGCTCTTCGCGCGTGAGGCGGGCGAGCTCTTCGCGGGAGCGTTTTTCGGCTTCGAGAGCGTCGACGAGCTCGATCTGCGACAACACCAGCTCGCGCACGGCCGGCGTGTCGATGCTCGGGTGGGCGCGGAAGAAGCGCAGCGCCTCCTCGGTGCGGGAGATGTCCTCGAGCGTGTCGCGCTGGCGCTGCAACTGCTCGACGAACTGGGCGAGCGCGGTGGCGCTGGCGTCGATCTCTTCTTTCGGGGCGGTGGCGGCGGCGGCGGCACGCTCTGGCCGTGGAATGGCGCGGGTGCCGCCGCCGACGCGGTCGGCGGCGTCGAGCTTGATGCCCTCTTCGACCGCGCGGTTGTAGAGGTCGCGCGCGGCGGCGGCGTCGCCGAGCTGTCGGGTGAGCTCGCGGGTGAAGTTCACGGCCAGCGACGGGCCGCGGCCGAGCTCGAACGTGGCTGCGAAGAGCCGCTTGAAGTCGAGCCGGCGGACGGTGTCGATGAACGTGTTCGTCGCCGGTACGACAGCGCCGGCGATGGCGTTCTTGAAGCGCTCGGCACTCACCGCCAGCTTGTCGAACTCGGTTTGCAGCCTGACCGCCTCGCGCACGGTCTCATCGGTCAGCCCGGAGAAAGTACGCAGGCCTTCGGCTCCCTGGTTGAGGTACGGCAGCAGCCTGGCGCTGGCGCGGCCGAACACCTCGACGGCGAGCGCGGCTTTCTGCGGGCCCTCGGGGAACTGGCTGAAGGTGTGGGCGAGATCCGCCAGCACGGCGTCGGTGCTGCGCACGGCGCCGTGCTGGTCGCGGATGTCGATGCCGAGGCGGCGAAACAGCGCGCTGGCCTCGCGGTTGCCGTCGGCGGCCTCGGAGATCTTGACGTTCAGGCGCGTCATCGCGCCGCCGAGCGCCTCGGCCTCGACGCCGACCAGTCGTGCAGACGTCTGCATTTCCGACAGCGCCACCGCGGTCAGGCCCAGCGCCTGCGCGGACTCGTCGAGATCATCGATGGAGGTGACGAGCGCGCGGAAGCCGGCCGCGACCGCGCCGGTGCCGACGGCGGCCAGGATGTGCTGGAAGCGCGCCAGCGGTGCGTTCACCCGCTCGAACGCACCCTCCACGCCGCGCACATTGCCGGCGAGCGTGCGGAACACCGCGCTGGCGCGGTCTTCGGCGGTGATGACTACCTTGGCGTCGTTGGGCATGCGTCGTCCAGCAGTCGGTCGGGGTCGCGCAGCAGGTGCAACAGCGCGAGGGTGAGATCAGGGTCCGGCAGCTCGTGCCAGGTGGCGTACAGCGCCAGGCGCTCGGGGTGCCAGCCGCCGAGCCAGTGCCAGCAGTGCAGGGCCAGATACGCCGCCGGCAGCAACGGCGGCGGCATGCTGGCGGCCGGCGCCGACAGCGCCGCGAGACCGGCGAGGCCGGCGCGGTCGATCAGCGCTCGGTCGCCCGCGTCGTCTGGTCCGCCGGATCGGGCGCGGTGCCAGGCGAGGCGGGCCGCGAGTTTTTTCGCGCGGCGGCCAGCGCGGCGCTGCGCCGCTCCATCTGCTCGATGACGACGTCGCGCAGGCGCAGATACAGATCGCGCCGCTCGTCGAGCAGCGTGCGCACGTTGGCGGGCTCGAAGGCGAGAGGCGCGTCACTGTCGACGCCGGGCAGGTCGGACTCGATCAGCCCGGACCAGCCGACCAGCGCACGCTCGACCGTGGCACGCAGCACCTGCGTGGAGACGCCGGCGGTCAGGGTGCTGCCCATCTCGAGGGTGAGCAGCTCGAGCTCGTGCGCGGTGGGGATGACGAGCGCGAAGGTGCGCGCGCTGGCGGCGCCGGCGGTGTCGTCCGGATCGACCGATACGGTGAGGCTGCGCGCGGCGATGGCGGCCGCGCGCAAGTCGAGCGGTGAGGTCACGTGCTGTACTCGGTGAAGCGGTTGGCGAGCGCGATGTTGATGGTGCGCTTGTAGACGCCGTTCTTGGCCAGCGCCGGCGCGGCGCTGAAGGTCCAGATGCCGACGCCGACCAGCCGCGGAATGCCGGTGGAATCGCGCAGGCGCACCGGACGGTTGGCCAGCGCTGCGGCAGCGGCGCGGATCTGGGTCCAGAAGGCGAGCAGTTGATCGTCATCGACGTCGAAACTCACGTCGATCGGCGTCTGGTTGCTCGGGTAGCGGAACTGCAGCGGGTTGTCGATGTACTGGCCAGTCTCGAACTGCTGCACGCCGCCCTCGACGCCGAGCTCGTTGATCTGCTGCAAGTCCGACCAGGTGAGCACGGCGCGCACGGTGCCGGCGCCCTGGCCCGCGGGGAAGATGGCGGTGCTGGTGGTGTCGCAGCCCTCGAGCGTGACGTCGTTGGTGGCCACGGCGGAGACGCGGAAGACGCGGCCGACCAGCGTGGGCCAGCCGCTGGATACGATCTCCAGCATGTCGCCTACGACGGTGCCGTGCGCGGCAGCCAGCGTGGCCACCGCGTTGGCACCGTTGGTGATGGCGGTCATGTTGGCGACCGCCCGGAACGTGGCGGCGATGGACGGGGTGGAACCGTTGACGATGATGCGGGCCATGCGAGTCTCCTTGCGGGGTCAGATCAGAACGCCGGGCGCGAGCGCCGACACGAACAGGGGGGATGCGACGAACACCAGGGCACGGCGCGCGACAGGCTGGTCGAGCTCGCCGGAGAACTCCGGCTCTGGGACTTCGGCCGGCGCCACCGTGACCTGGCGGCCGCCGATGGTGGTGAGCGCGCACAAGGCGCCGGTGACCTCGGCGGCGATGGTGTCCAGCAAGTCGGCCGCGCCGGCGTTGGCGCGCACCAGCGTGTCGACCGTGATGCGGGTGTCGACGCGCAGAGTGGGTGGCTGCGCCAGGTCGTGCACCTCGGGCGTGGCGCCGGTGCGCACGATGAGCGCCGGCAGATCGCTTGGCTGCAGCGGATACGCCTCGATGGTGCTCACACGAGTGCCAGTGGTCGGCAGGCCGGTGAGCGCCGTCACCGCGGCGGTGCGCACGAGAGTCAGGTACATGGTCAGGCCTGGCGCTGGAGGACCAGCAGAGTCATGCCGGTGCCGTCTGGCTCGATGCCGACCACGCGATACGTGGTGGCACCGCGCACGACGGTGCTGGCCGTGGTGACGGCCGCGACGTCAGTGCTGCGGCACGCGGCCACCGGCTGCGTGCCGGCCAGGCCGAGCGCCTCGGCGTAGGCGTTGTCGAACACCGCCCACACCGACACGCCGGCCACCGTGATCTGCTCGCCGAGGTGCTGGAGCAGCGCCAGACGCTCGGCGTCGGTCTCGACCGGCATGCGCGCTCAGTCCTTCTTCTTCGCGCGGCTGGCGACTGCTGCGACTTCGTCGGCCGTGGCCATCCTGGCCTTGCCGGCGCCGGCGAGCTGGTAGGCGAGATCGACGGTCACGTCGGTCAGCAGCGCACCGCGCGAGACTTCCTTGCCGTCGATTCTGGTGTCTTCGGTGATCAGCAGATCGACCGTTTCTTTCGTTGCCATAGGGACTCCTTGAGTGGGATGGCCGCGCCCGGGGAATCGGGCGCGGCTGCGTTGCGTCAGGCGGTTACGGCGTCAGCGCGTCGTCCATGACCGCGAAGGCGCCCGGCTGGCGGGTGGCCCAGTCGATGAACTGGTTGAGGGTGATGCGCACCTGGGCCGTGGATGCCAGCGTGTAGGGATCGACGGTGACGTCGAGCCCGCCGAACAGGCCGAGCACGTGCATCGACCAGTCACTGGAGTAGATCACCGACGAGCAGATGCCGACTGAGGTGCCTTTCGTGAGGTTGTTCGGCACCCAGTTGGTGATGCCGGCGCGGTAGCCGTTGAGCGGCTCGGCACCGCGGTCCCAGATGAACTGCAGGTTGGTGGCCTTCTGGGTGTTCTTCGCGGTGTTGCGGATGCGCGTGTTCGTGAGGTAGCCAGCGCGTGTCGAGGGCTCGGCGTTGACGTTGGCCACCGCCGCCTCCAATCCGGTCGCGTGCGACCAGTTGAACGCCAAGCCGTTGGTGCCGCCCGCCACCGAGCCGACGCCGGCGACGAAGCGGATGCCGCGCGGGTTCGGCGGGGTGGCGTTGCCGTTGATGCCGGCGTTTTCGATCTGGCCGGCGGCACCGTCGAGGAGGTCTTGCCGGAGCATGGCCTCGACGCCGATCTCGGCCTGGATGATCGCCTGCTTGGAGGGCTCGACGAACGAGGAGATGCGTCGGGGCGTCATCGGGACCAGCGCGGTGTTCGGCTGGGTCTCGGTGGCGGCGGCGATCTCGGTCACGAACGCCAGCGTTCCGGCCACCGACTTGCGCGGGATCTGGATGTTGCTGCGCAGGCCCGGCAAAACGGTGGCGCCCAGTTGCGCCAGCACCAGGGCCGGCCGCAGCGCATCGGTGAACATGTCGGCCATCACCACGGTCTGCACCAGGTTGCCGGCCTCGCCGGCGGTGCCGACGTTGAAGTCGCGCTTGCCGGCGAACCATTCCGGCGGCACGTAGAAGCCCTCTGGCTCGCGGCCCATGGCGCGCGCCAGGGCCTTGCTGATCTCGCGCTCGAGGCCGGCGTCGACGGTGGCGTTCGGGTTCGGGATCTGCGCGGCGACCGCGCGCACGAAGCTGTACTGCTTGAGCTCGCGCTTGCTGACGCCGACGCTCTCGGCCGTCACTTGCGTGGCGCCGGACTTCATGCGCTCGAGCACCAGGTCGTAGAGCTTCTCCACCGACTCGAGCTCGCCGTTGCTGGCGCGCTCGGCGAACTGGCGGATGTCGGCGGGCTTGAGGTAGTCGGCGTTTTGCTCGGCGATCTTGAAGACCGCCGCAAGAGCACGCTTGCGCGCTTCGTCTTGGGTGACTTGCTGATCCATTTTCGGTTTCTCCTGAGAAATGACAGTCACGTGAGTCGTCGTTTGCGGCACGGAGGCCGCGGGCTCGGGCACGGCCGGTGACGCCGACCGCCCCTTGCCCACCGTCACGTCCGCAGGGATCGGGACCACCGATGCCTCGAACGGCGTCCACCGGGTGACTCGATACACCGGCGGGTCATCGCCAGCGCGCCGCTCGCCTTTGCCGAGCTCGCGGAACCACTGGTCGCCATGCTGTGCGCGCATCTCGGCGTCGAACTGCTCACCGGTCAACGTGCGGGTGTGCGTGCTGCCGTCGGCGGCGCGCTTTTCTTCGCGAATTTCGTCGGCGTAGTAGCCGACGGAGACGAGCGTGCGGATGTCGTCTTCGACGTCCTGGCGGATCTCCGAGCCCAGCGCCGAGCGCGAGAAACGCGCGGCGGCGCGCACGACGCGCGCCTCTGGATCCAGCCATGCGCGCGCCACGACGCCGATCTGGCGGTCGGAGTCGTGATTGAGCAGCAGCGGGTGGCGGCCATCGCCCAGTCGCGTGAGGTCCACGGCCGAGGGCGAGTGGTCGAGGATCTCGATCCCGAACCAGCGCTCGACCGGCTCTTCGCTCGACAGCGCGAACTCGAGGTCTTCGCTGTCTTTCGCGCGGGCTGCGCGAATGCCGTGTGTGCGGGTGAAGATGTTCATCTCAGTCCTGTTCTGGCGCCGGTGGCGCCGGTGCCTTCGGTTGCGCTGCGACCGGCTGCAGGCCGGCGGCGTCCAGCAGTTGCTGCTCGAGGGTGAGGTCGGACAGGACATCCTCGAAATCTCCGCCCTGCTCTTCGATGACCTGGCGGCGCGACTTCAGGCGGCCGTCGATTGCCTTCAGCGCTGCCTCGACCTCTTTGTTCGGGTCGACCCAGGCCCAGCCGCGCGGCTGGAACGACGAGGCGGCGAGGAACTTGTCGAGCCGATCGGCCGGCAGCGCGGCGCCGCTGGGCAGCGTGATCTGGCGGTTGAGCAGCGCCACGCGCAGCCACTCGGCGTAGACCGGCCGCACGAAGCTGGCGATGAACCAGCCCTGCAGGCCGCGCCAGACATCACGCTCGGCCAGTTCGGCAATGCGCGCCGAGGAGTAGTTGACGTCGGTCATATCGCCGCTGAGGTTGTGCGCGGCGACGTCGAGGCCTGCCGCGACACCACGCAGGCACGCCTTCATGAAGCTCTCGAAGTTCTGGTGCGGGTAGTCGGGATCGAAGCTCTTGAAGTCATAGCCCGGTGGTAGTTCTTCGATGGTGCCGGGGTCGACGTCTTTGATGAGCTCGCCGTCCTTGGTCTCGGCGTCGGCCAGCGCGCCGCTGCGTGGGTCGGCGTCGGCGTTGCGCGTGAAAAAGCCCATCTTGCTGGCGCCGATGCGCGCGGCCAGAACGGCAGCCTCCTCGTAGCCGGCGAGCATGTTCATCCGGTGCATGACCGCGTGCATCCATGGGAAGCCGCGCACCTGCTCGGGGAACTCCATGATGAAGTCGTGCAGCACATCGGTGGCGGCGACGCGCTGGCGATCGATCATCGTGCCGGCTGCATCGCCATACGTGCGTTGCGCGAGCCAGTAGGCGCGGGGGCGGCCGACCGGACTCAGCTCGACGCCCATGCGGATCTGTCCGCCGTCCGCCAGGGCAAGCTTGTAGCTGTGGTCGAGTCGGTTGACGTCGAGCGCCTGCAGCGCGAAGCCGTACGGCAGGGCGCGATCGCGGACCCGGCGCACCAGGTACTCGCCGTCACTGGCGGTGCTCTTCAGCACCAGCTTGCAGACGTCGGCGAAGGCGAGCTTGCCGGTGATCTCGCAACTGCCGCGCGCGCACCAGGCGGCCCAGTGCTGCTCGATGGCGGCGTTGGCCACCACGTCGAGCGCCGGCTTCTGCGCCGGCGCGGCCAGGTTGTGGGCGCGCACCTGCAGCCGCGGGCCCGCGCTGCCCACGACGTTGGAAACCACGAGCGAGCGGAAGCGGCGGCCCAGCTCGGTGTTGTTGAACAGGTCGCGCGAGCGGGCCCGCAGCGTGGGCAACTGGGCCTCGAGGTCGCTGTTGACGTGCGCCTCGCGCGTCACCCAGCCGGCGGTCAGCCGGCCACCACGCGCGGCCATGAAATCGCGCTTGGCGGCCTGGCGCTCCTTCTGCGCGCGCGCGGCAAGCTGCTGCGCCCTGAACCGCTCCAGCACGCGGCTCGGACGCAGCGGGCCGCTGAAGTCGAACACCCTGGCGGTCATCAGCGAATCCGCAGCGCGTAGGTGTTGCGCGCCGGCAAGCCGGCCACGAGACGGGCAGTGCGGTCTTCGCGCTCGACCTCCGCGCGCCAGAAGTTCACCGTCTGCATCAGCGCGGCCACGGCCTGCTGCGCGTCGGCGTACTTGACCGAGCGGCCCGCGATCGAGTACTCGACCGCCTGGCGTGCGCCACTGGCGGCCGCGGTCTGGGCGGCGGCAAAGGCGCTCATCGCTTCGTCCAGCGCGCGCGCGGCCAAGGTCCGGCCGTCGTAGCCGGCGGCGGCCGTCATCGGGTTGACGTCGATCACCAGCCGGCCCACGCCGAGCGGGTGCGCCTCGCCGGCGCGCTCGACCCAGCGCGACCAGGTGTAGGCGCCGGGCTGCCAGGCGGCGGTCGTGGCCGGGGCGGCGGTCACCTGGTAGGCGTCGCCCTCGAAGGGCGCAGCGGTGAGGTCGATCGGCACCTGCACCGGCGCGGTGAAGGTGGGGATCAGCCGATAGCGCAGCGTCCAGCCGGCGGAGGCTGGGTAGGCGGCGATGCGGTCGGCGAAGTTGAGCGTGAAGCCGGCGACGAGCCGGCTGACCATGCTGCTCATTGCGTGCGGCCTCCAATACGTGTGCTGTCGGCGCGGCCGATGGGCGGGCCGATGCGGTCCGGCGCGGGCGCGGCAGCAGCGACGCCGATGCGTGCGGGCGGTACAGCGAGGTGCTGCTCGAACAGCGGCGGCCCGAATATGGGCGCAGGCTCGGTGAAGTCGGTGGCTGGGTTCTGCCAAAGCGCGTGCGCCAGCACCATGCGCGGCGCGCGGTGCCGGCCGACGAGATGCGGATTCGTCTCCGGCTCGATGGGCGCGACAAA